ACAAGATTGTCTGAAGTTGTTAAGCCACTGAAGGATGAGATAATGGAGGCAACAAAAGAGTATATGGCTTATGTTGCACCAAAGGCAGCGATGGCAATGGGTAACGCACTTATTGATCCTACAGAGCTAGGCATAAGAGATAAGATGACAGCAGCAAAAGATTTGTTGGACAGAGCAGGACTAATAAAAACAGAGAAGGTAAATGTAGAATCTTCCGGTGGATTGTTTGTTCTTCCTGCAAAAGAAGGAACGAATGAGTAGAGATCTAGGATATTGGACACTTCCAAAGCCTGATATTGAAGTAAAAGATTGGAACAGAATACCTAGAGTTGCAAGAACAATACCATTTGGTTACGAGGTAGATCCGGATGATGTAGACTTCTTACTACCTATAAAAGAAGAATTAGACGCACTAGAACAGGCTAAACTACATTTACAACAGTACAGTTACAGAGAGGTGGCAACGTGGCTAACAAAAGAAACAGGACGTTACATATCTCATGTAGGATTAAAAAAGAGAATAAGCGTTGAGCGAAGACGTAAAAAATCAACTACGATTAAAAGGGAGCTTGCCAGAAGGCTCAAAAAGACGATACAAGAGATCGAAAAAGCCGAAACAAGCCGAACAGGTAGTTACACCACAGCCGGAACAACTGCCTGAAATAAAGATTAAACCACAAGAGGTTCAGGAACAAGACGTTCTGTTCCGACCAAACGAAGGACCTCAAACAGATTTCTTAGCTTCTTCAGAACGAGAGGTGTTGTACGGAGGAGCAGCAGGAGGTGGCAAGTCGTTTGCCATGTTAGCTGACCCACTTAGAGGGCTAAACAACCCTAACTTTAGTGGACTGTTAGTACGACACACAACAGAAGAGTTAAGGGAACTGATACAAAAATCTCAAGAGTTGTATCCAAAAGCAATTCCTGGGATTAAGTGGTCAGAAAGAAAGTCGCAGTGGGTGACTCCTAAGGGGGGACGACTTTGGATGTCATACCTAGATCGTGACTTAGATGTAATGCGCTATCAAGGTCAAGCGTTTAATTGGATAGGCTTTGATGAACTTACACAGTGGGCGACACCTTATGCTTGGGACTATATGCGTTCACGACTTAGAAGTGCAGACCAATCGTTAGGACTGTACATGAGAGCAACAACTAACCCAGGAGGGCCAGGACATCAATGGGTAAAAAAGACATTCATAGACCCATCCCCACCCAACACATCCTTTTGGGCAACAGATACGGAAACAGGCGATGTTATTAAGTTTCCACAAGGGCATAGCAGAGAGGGGCAACCTTTGTTTAGAAGACGCTTCATACCTGCTAATTTGTTTGACAACCCTTATCTAGCTGAATCAGGTGACTACGAGGCAATGTTACTATCGTTGCCGGAGCATCAGAGAAAGCAACTACTTGACGGTAATTGGGATGTAGCAGAAGGAGCAGCGTTCCCTGAGTTTGACAGAACAAAGCATGTTGTTGAACCTTACAAGATACCGTCTAGTTGGAGAAAGTTTAGAGCGTGTGACTACGGTTATGGAAGTTACTCTGCTGTAGTGTGGTTAGCCATAACACCTGCCGAACAGCTTGTCGTGTATAGAGAGTTACAGGTGTCAAAGGTTCTAGCGGCTGATCTTGCTGATAGGATTTTGGAACTAGAAGCAGAAGATGGCACGATACAGTACGGAGTTTTAGATAGTTCACTATGGCATAAAAGGGGCGACACTGGTCCTAGCCTAGCAGAGCAGATGATAGTAAGAGGTTGTAAGTGGCGACCATCAGACAGAAGTAGAGGAAGTAGAGTTGCAGGAAAAAACGAATTACACAGAAGACTCCAAATCGATGAACACACCGATGAGCCACGCCTTGTTATATTTAATAACTGCACAAACCTTATATCTCAACTTCCTAGTCTCCCTTTGGACAGGAAAAACTCCGAAGATGTAGATACAAATAGTATGGATCATATGTACGATGCACTGCGTTACGGTGTGATGACACGACCACGTAGCTCCATATGGGACTATAACCCTGTGAATCAGCGAACAGGTTTTCAAATCGCTGATCCTAACTTTGGATATTAAACATGGCAGAAGAAAACGAAGTAGCATTTGACACGGCAGATGTCACAGCAATGCAAGATAATGATCCGGCTATAAGATCAGAGAGTGATGTAGTAAGTTTTGTACAAGGTAGATTTAAAAGAGCAGAAGATGTAAGACAGCAGGACGAACAGCGATGGCTCAAAGCGTACAGAAACTACAGAGGACTATATGGTCCTGATGTGCAATTTACAGAAACAGAAAAGTCTAGAGTGTTTGTAAAGGTAACAAAAACAAAAACCCTAGCAGCGTATGGTCAAATAATTGACGTACTCTTTGGGAACAATAGTTTTCCTTTGACAGTAAATCCAACAAAGCTACCGGATGGTGTGGCTGAGTCGGTACACATAAATATAGATCCTAACGCAGAAAAAGGATTAGATGAGTTAAGACAGGCTTTTGAAGACAAACCTTCAGAGCCTTTTTTATTTGCGCCTAATGGAAAGCTAAAGCCAGGAGAAACTATACAAGACCTAGAGAATAGGCTAGGGGCAGAAAGCAACAAATTAAGTAGTGTGTCTGATAAGATAATAGAAGGTGATGGTAAAACACAAACGACTGTAACTTTTCATCCTGCAATGGTTGCAGCAAAGAAAATGGAAAAGAAGATACACGATCAGTTAGAAGAGTCCGGAGCTAACAAACAACTCCGTAATACAGCTTTTGAAATGGCATTGTTTGGCTCTGGCATTATGAAAGGTCCTTTTGCTATAGATAAAGAGTATCCGAATTGGAGTGACGAGGGTAACTATGATCCACTAATAAAAACTGTGCCATCAACAAGTCACGTATCCATATGGAACTTTTATCCTGACCCTGATGCGTATAACATGGATGAAGCAGAGTATTGCGTAGAAAGACATAAACTATCTAAAACACAAATGCGTAATCTAAAAAGCAGACCATACTTTCGAGGAGAGTCTATAGAAGCCTGTCTTGATATGGGCGCACAATACGACAAGAAGTATTGGGAAGATGACATGAAGGACTACGCTATTGAAAACTACACAGAGCGTTACGAGGTCTTAGAGTTTTGGGGTTACGTAGACTCAGAAATATTAGCAGAAAACGGTGTAGATATTCCTGCAGAGTTACAAGACCTAGAGCAAATAAATTGTAATATATGGGTGTGCCAAGGTCACGTACTGCGAATGGTGCTAAACCCATTCAAGCCTGTGCGTATACCTTACTACGCTGTGCCTTACGAGCATAACCCATACAGCTTCTTTGGTGTGGGCATTGCAGAAAACATGGATGATACACAGACCTTGATGAATGGTTTTATGCGTATGGCTATTGACAATGCTGCATTGAGTGGCAACCTTATTATGGAGGTAGACGAAACGAACCTAGTCCCTGGTCAGGATCTTAGTGTATACCCTGGCAAGATATTCAGACGACAAGGTGGTGCGCCAGGACAAGCCATATTTGGCACGAAGTTTCCCAACGTAGCCGGAGAGAATATGCAGTTGTTTGATAAAGCACGAGTCCTTGCAGACGAAAGCACAGGCTTTCCAAGCTTTGCTCATGGACAGACAGGCATACAAGGTGTGGGACGTACAGCATCAGGTATATCTATGTTGATGTCTGCTGCTAATGGTTCTATCCGTAATGTTGTAAAAAATGTAGATGACTATCTGTTAGCACCGATAGGAAAAGCTTTTTATAGTTTTAATATGCAGTTTGATTATGACCCTGACATCAAGGGCGATCTAGAAGTAAAAGCACAAGGAACAGAAAGTTTAATGGCTAACGAGGTGCGTAGTCAAAGACTAATGCAGTTCTTACAGGTTGCATCAAACCCTGCATTAGCACCATTTGCAAAAATGGATTATATAATTAGAGAGATTGCAAAAGCTATGGATCTTGACCCTGATAAGGTTACGAATAGCATGCAAGACGCTGTGATACAAGCTGAGATATTTAAGAAGTTTCAGGAACAAATGCCACAGCCACAACAAGCTCCACAACCACCTGAGGGAACAGCACCTGCACCTGCCGGAGCAGATGTTCAAGATACCACAGGAGGTGGAGGGGGACAGATAGGTACAGGTACAGCACCTGCGCCAGGAGAAGAAGGATTTACAGGTAATGTCTAAGATTAAAGAGTTAACAAATAATAAAGAACTATGGGATGCTTTTGTAGAAGAGCTACAACGATCAATAGTAAACTATCAACGCACAATGGAGCAGACAGAAAAGCCATCTGACATCTACAGATTGCAAGGTGCTATCTCTGCTCTTAGACGCATGATGCAACTAAGGGACATGATGAATAATGGAAAGACCTGAATTAGTAGACCCACTTAAAGAAGAAGAGCAAACACCTGTTGAACAACAGACAGAGGATGCGTTTAGTGTTAGAGAGCAAGCAGAGCAAAGGCTTGGTAAAGTGGGTACAGGTGCGTTGGATTTTGTTCCAATAGTCGGTGATGTATTGGCAGCAGGAGATGTTGCTGATAGTTATCGAAGAGGGGATAAACTAGGGACAGCAGTAAACATAGCAGCTTTAGGTGTTGGTGTTGTTCCTATCATAGGAGACTTAGCAGCTAAAGGTATTAAAAAAGGTTTTGGTATCTATAAGAAAGCGTCAAAGGTAGACGATGAATTATTAGACAAAGGCTTACAAGACGTTGCTGATGCTGATGTTGCACCCACAGTTGATATGAGACGCTTTGCAGACGATTTTAAAAACGAACAAGACGCTATTGATTTAAGCTTAGACAAAGATGAAATTAGTATTGAAGAGTGGAAAACAAAATCCAAAGAAAATAATGAAACGTATAAGAAAGTCTCCGGTATAAGTATTACCGACATTGATCCTGTATTAGAACAATCTGCTGTAAAATTTTACAAAGACATTGAAGCAGGTGTTCCATATGAAACAGCTAGAGCAGAGCATTTAAAAAAGATAGAAGAACGTAAGCCTATAAGAGAATGGGACAATTTACCTAACGCTAGTTCAGAAACACAACAAGTATTGGCTGTTGATGCAGGAAAAAGAAAAAGAGGTTTTTTTGCTGAGGTATCAAAAAAGACAGCAGACAAACTAAGCAAAAAACTAGGGCATCCTATCCAAAGAATAAAGATACCGAAAGGTGCAGAAATATTTGGACGATTAGATGTTGACGCATACTCAGATTACAATGCTTGGGTATCAACAATAGGTGTGAAAGGACCTAAAGCAGGAGACGCAGCAGGTAAAAGGATTTATGGAGACGCTGTGCATTACGTTGCTCTTGAAGATGGAAAAGTAAGGTTTGATGTTTCTGAAACAATAGCAAGTCAGATAGCTAAAGGGGAGTTGAGAAAAAGACCCTTTGCTGTAATAAGAGGCTTATACGAGCCAACAAGTCCTGCCCAAATTAGAAAGAAAGTTAAAGCATTACTGAAAGACCCTGAGTGGACACAGGTAGGATTTGACCCTAGAAGATTAACAGCCTTTTATACTAGAAATAAAGCAGAGAATCAACCTGTAGGCTCTCTTGTTGAAAGTGCTGATGAAGTGTTTCAGATAGGACCTCTCATTCTTGCAAAGAATGTTAAGCGTTTAGAAGAGCAAAGACTCAACAAAGGTGGTGCTATCAAAACATACAAAGAAGGGGGAGTCGTACCAATGCAGGAGCAGATGAAGTTTGCGTTTATGAACGAGGGTGGTGTACTCGCTGATGACGGTGTAGAGCGTGACCCTGTAAGTGGTAATGAAGTTCCTGCAGGTAGTATGGCAGAAGAAGTAAGAGATGACGTACCTGCAATGCTCAGTGAAGGTGAGTACGTTGTACCTGCTGATGTTGTACGCTATCATGGTATTGATAAGTTTGAGCAACTAAGAGATGAGGCAAAAGCCGGATTAGCTCGAATGGAGGCAGACGGACGTATAGGTGGACAGCCTGTAGAAGAGCAAGAAGAGTTTCCCTTTCCTGTAGAAGAGTTACAAGGTTTTGATGAAGGTGGTGTAGTGGGCGACATATACCCTGATGTAATGGGATCACCCTACACGCCAGGTCAGAGATATTCTTCAGATCGTTTTCCTGGTGTTGGCTTTGAGTTGCGTAACTTTACAAATCCAAAAACAGGTAAAACAGTTGTCATACCTTTTTATAATGGACAGCCAATGCAGTATATCCCACAGGACTTTCTAGAGGGTGGTGCCGCTACAACAGGAGGTGGCACATTTGACCCTGCAGCGGATGAGCGTAGCAGACAGGAAGATGAGGCTGAGAGAGCTAGAAATACAACAGACAGAGGCATGAGTGATCTTGCCTATGATGCAGCAACTAAAGCACTGAGAGGTGATGTAGCACCTACAATTAAAGCTGTATCAGAAATGACACCGTTAGAGTTAAAAGCATACAACGATCAAAGAAATAGTATTATAGGTAGAACACTAGCTAATGTGCCTGTTCTTGGTTTTTTAATGAAGCTTGATGAGAAAAAAGCAAAAGAAAGATCGTTGGATATATTAGCTAAAGGCAAAAACCCTGAGAATAATTTACCATTGACATCTGCAGAGGTATCAGCATTACGTGAGGTGGTTAATCAACAAGAACGTAAAGGTTTCTTGCAAGCTATAGGAGATTGGATAAAAGGACAAAAGTTTTATGATCCTAACCCAAGACTAGGATACGAGAGTGGTCAAGACTTTCAACAGATGTACCCTGACTTATTAACTACAGAGTATACACCATCACCTAAAACTGCCCCTGACTTTGTTACAATGGGAGAGATAGGAACGTCTGCTCCAACATCTGCTCCATTTGGAACAGACCTTGAAGGTAGTCTACCTACAGAGTTACTAGATCAAGAGTCAGGATTTGCAGATCAGGAAGGAACTGTCGGTGAAGAGGCACAAAAAATATTAGATAAAGAGGGTATGTATGACCAAAAGAAGGTAGATAAAGCTGCAGGGGAAAGAGTAAACAAACTATTTAATATATTAAGTAGCCCTGCCCAAGCCATAAGAGAGGTACTAGGGGCAAAACCTGCAGGAGCGCAAACAACATCTAACTCTCCATTACTTCAAGGTTTTTCAGAAGAAGACATAGCAACTATCAATCAGTTCTCTAGAGGAGAGTCTAGTGTAGCTTTTGATGACATAGTTAATAGTCCTACACTAAATAGCACAGATGTAGGACCTACAGCTATGAATGGAGGACCTGCTATTCAAAACGGTAGGTTTGTTCCTTATGTAGATACAGAGGGTTTTATAACTGTAGGTGCAGGGTACAGATTACGTGACTCAGTAGGTAATCTTTTTCCAAATGTATCTGAATTATCAGACGAACAAAAACAAAGTATCGCTAATCAAACATATGACATAAATGCTATTAATAAAGAAATACTAGACGTATTTAGCGAAAAGAAAAACTTTGTAGAAAACAGATATACTCCGGTTCTTGATACTCTAGTTAATACTAAAAAAATAAGTCCTGCAACACGCACAATTGTAAAGCGAAGTTTGATAGATTTAAACATGCAACTTACAGGAGGCACTACAGCATTTACTCTTGCCGATAGAGCTTTAATGGATGGTAACATAGACGAGTTTGTAAATCAGCTAACAGGCAACTATAAAAAAGATGGAAAACCTTCTTTCTCATATGAGGAAGGGGCTACATATGAAGGTCCTACTGCTTATGTAACACAGATGGCAGGAAAAAACAAAGACATATTAGACAATAGAAATAGAGCTATAAATCATGGCAGTATGATAAAAGATGCTCTTGCCAATGACAAAAAAGATACTTCATGGATAGATAACATAGGTCCTTTATCTCAAAGTATACCTAAACAAGATTTAACATCACAACCATTACAACAAACATATACACCACCACAAGCACCGACAGCAGATGATATTCGTTTAGCAGGTGGACTAGATAATTTTGTTAAAAGCACTTTACCTTCAGGAGCAGAACAAAGAACAACAGGACTACAAGATTTACCTGTAGGTGTGTCTATAGAAGCTGATGGGCAGTTTACAGGGACAGGAGGATTAGGCGCAGTGCAAGCACCTAGTGTGGGAACACCCATAGTAAAGAGAGACTTTTTAGATCCAAGTATGTCCATGTCTAGAAGAGAAGTTCTGAGTGATCCTACAAGATTTAGAGGTCCTACAGGAGCAGGTATAGGTCCTATGAGCGAGGACGAAAGATTACAGACAGGTCTAGCAACAGACTTCAATAGATTTACAGAAAGAGCAGATAGAACGCCAATCACTGTGCCAAGAACTGCTGATGATAAACCTATTACAACACAGATGGATGCAATGCTTGGCGAGACAGGAGCTAGTGGAACATTACCACAGATGGATACAACATCTCCAAAGAAACCTACCACTCCGTTTACACCTTTAGGTAGACCCTCTGACATATCACAGCTAGTGAACAAAGCTGCTAAAGACGCAGCAAAAGAAGCTGTTCAAGAAGCTATTTCTTTTGCACCGAAGACACCAAAGAAAACCAAGCCAAAAGCAGAAGCAGAGGAAACTATTAGTCAGCAAGAGTACAAAAAGCGTGTAGCTGATGCAACGAGAAAAGAAAACGAAAAAGCAAGAGATAGAGCCGATAAAGCTAGAGACAGTGTGTTACAACAAGGAGGCAGTGTGCAAGAAGCATTTGATGCAGCACAAACAGCCTTTACAGGATTTACACCATCAGGAGAGTTTGTGGGAGCAACAGATCCTGGCACAGCGGCAATGAACAGATTTAGTAAGGGTGGTTTAGCCTCTAAATCTAAGAAAACTAAACCAAAGAAGCGTGACACCAAGAAAGGTCTTGGTGGTAGAATGGCTACCTGATGAAAATCAGCCCCAACAAAAGGAGTAAATATTATGCCAGAGTTAGAAAACGTAGAAAAAGTAAAAGTAGCAGGGTTTGTTGATCCACGCCCACGCAAAAACAAAAACGCAGAGCGTATCAAAAAAGACGAGGAGGAGCTACAAGCACTTCTCAAAGCCAAAGAGCAAGGTGGAGAACCTGCTGAGGAGGTCAAAGAGGTATCTGATACTAAGGAGGCAGACGAAACAAAACAAGAGGATCAGAATCTTTCAAAAGAAGAGCAGTCTTTTAAGAAGAGATACGGTGATCTACGGAGACACATGGCAAGCAAAGATAAG